AATATAAAAATTAAAGGTCTCATGCTATCATTTTTTTTATTTTACCAACCTCTTTCATTCAATATCTTGACTACCTTCCATACACTTGATATCATGCTTTTAGGTAGTTCTTCTTCTGGATACTTATCATTGTGTGATTTACATAATACATAATTCTTTGGATCGTCCTGATATTTTTGAACTTCTTTTAAAATACGTCTTCCGTCAGTAAGAAGAAGAACGAATATATTTCCGAAGCCGAAATATTCATTCCAATTTTGAACCTCTCTAAGTAAGACCTTACTTCCTGATGGACAAGTTGGATCCATACTATTGCCGGAAACGACTAAAGCTATGTCTCCTTCTTGAGCATCTGTAAATGGTATGAGCTTTTCTGCGTATTCTAAACTATCTGAAACTTCATTAAAGCTGTGCATTCCTCCTACAGCATCAAGATTTAGAAGTGGTACGAGTTTAAAACTTACGCTATTTGGGTAGGTCGAGCTAAGTTCAACACTCCCATCTGATTTTATAGTCTTTTGGGTTCCAGATTCCGGCAAAGTGACATTGATATTGTTGCCTAACTCAACATTGCCTGTATTCCGGTATTCTATTTTATTTCCGTCGCCTTGGTTAGAGCCAATTATGCTGCCAGACTCTTTGAACATAGAACCCTTGCCGGTTAAAAGCCACTCCGCATTAAGTATAGGGTATGCATCAAGAGTTTTTTCTATAACATCAGATGAAATAGACGCTCCTTTAGAGGACACATATCCATTTGCCAATCCAAGTTGAGTTTCAAATTTATTTCTTCCTATTTTCATTACTGAAAGAAAATCTTTTAGTCTATCCTTTGTTGCCATAGTGAATATTTTCGGTATATATTCTATGTAAATGGCCTAGATATGTTAATAAAAGCTTATTCAGTGAATAAAATCGGTCAAAAATTTCTTTTACCGAAAATAATCACTGACATTTGCATTCGTAAAACGTCACTAAGCTCACAGACGGATACAAAAAGGGCTGTTAGAGAAGCGTCCCTAATTCCTATCGTCTTATGTTTGATCGCTTGCAAAGATAGGCAGTCCTTTTCACTTATCCTACAAATGTGCCAATGTTTTACGACACAATTACCGGTTCCGTGGCTGTTACCGTGATAAAAGACATTTGAAAAGCTCAATTCGAGTATTGACCTAACAGCCACAATAAGGGTCAAGAAAGAATTGGGCTTTCTTCTTTAGGAGGAGAAAAGGATATGAGAGATTTATCAATTATCAAAGAAACGATGAGTTCAATTGAAATAGCTGAACTCACAGGGAAACCTCATAATGATGTAATGAAGGCTATTCGAGTAATGGAGCCTGCATGGGAGAAAGTGCAACAGGGGAAATTTTCCCTGATGTTTAAAATCAGAGAGTTACCTAATGGCGGGCATAAAGAGGAACCTTATTATGAACTCACTAAAACCGAATGTCTCTATGTGGCTACTAAGTTCAACGATGAGGCTCGTGCAAAGTTGGTTATTCGTTGGGAGCAACTGGAAAAAGAAAGAATAAATGGCGGTTATCAGATACCTTCTTCTTTTTCCGCTGCACTGAGACTTGCCGCTGCCCAGATGGAACAAATCGAATGCCAACAAAAACAGATTGAATTTGAGAAAAAAGGACGTGCTGAGGCTGAGGCCAGAGTTAAAGAGAGTGCTCCTGCCGTTGCATTTACCGCTGCTATACAGGCTGCGAAAAGTTCATGCCTGATTGGCGAGCTTGCAAAGTTGATAACGCAAAACGGTTATCCCATCGGCGAGAAAAGATTATTCGCCTACATGCGATCAAATGGTTACCTCGGAAAGCATGGCGAACGCTACAATATTCCTAATCAACAGTACATAGAACAAGGCTTATTTGAAATAAAGAAGGGTGTACGCTCGGGAAGTGGCGGTGTTCTTCATACGACCGTCACTCCTAAAGTCACCGGCAAAGGGCAGATATACTTCGTAAATAAATTCATAGGAAAGGAGGCGCCCGATGCTGACCAACTTTGAAATAGACAAATTAGCCGAGGCCCTTAAAAAGAAAATGGGCGAAAAGGACGAGCTTCTGAACATCAAGCAAATTGCCGAGAAGCTGGGCCTCACCGAAAACGCCATCCGTACCCGGTGCAGCCGTGGGCAGATTCCCCACCACAAGAAGCACGGGAACCTGTACTTCTCCGAGAACGAGATAACGGCTTATTATTTGAAAGATTGAATAGTCCGCTGTGAAGCGTGCTGAGTAATAGATAAGTAGTAATATTCCCCGCCACGGGATGGTGGGGATTTCAAAAGTCAAATCTAAAAAATATAACATATGAATAAGATCAGCAAATATACTCTCCAGTCCATCATCATAGCAATAGTCATTGCCGGATGTATCTATGGAGGTCGTGTAGAATACACCGATGATGTCCTTTCCGGCATGAGTCTTGAAAAGTATCAATACATCCGTGACCGTATCGCTCCGGCATCACAGTACGACGTAGCTCAGGAGTATATGAAGAACAAGAAGTTTTACGATTCAAAAACATATTAGCCATGAAAATAAAGATTGAAGATTACAAGATTCCCCTTGATAGTAGAATTGTTTCTGTTGAAGCTATTGACAACAAGTTAATCATTGGATTTGAGCCTGAGCATTACGGTGATTTCCATTGTGACTTAACGGATCATGTGGAAGAAGTTCCCCGCATTGGAGACACTGCCATATTCTGGAATGACGAAGACCGTACGCGTGCTATTATCGCCCGTTTGTCGGATGATAATTCAAGTGATCTAACTGACGGGCATCCTTATAAGGCGGCTAACGATTTTTGGTTCCAGAATGCTATACGCTTCCGCAGTGAGGATCAGTATCAGCAGATAACGGGTGTTACCTATGTCCACAAATAAATTGAAATCACGCCTCGATACGGTGTTCGCTATGTTCGTCCGGCTTCGGGATGCACTTCCAGGCGGAGCATTCAAATGCATCTCATGCGGCAGGCTTCTCCCCTTTGAGCAATCCGACTGTGGTCACTACATCAACCGTCAGCACATGGCTACCCGGTTCAATGAAAAGAACTGCAATGCCCAGTGCCGGAAGTGCAATCGCTTTGACGAGGGGAATATACAGGGCTACAGACGCGGTTTGATTGCCAAGTATGGAGAGCCTACCGTGTTGATGCTTGAGGCGATGAAAAATCAGATAAATAAAATTTCAGACTTTGAATATCGCGCAATGATTGACTACTACCGAAAAGAGGTGAAGCGATTGAAGAAGGAAAAGCTAATTAGGTGATATGGAATTATGCAAAACAGAAATGCAAGCATTAGAGCGCCTTCTCCGGCAATGCTCTGATAAGATTGAGAAATACGCACCGAAAACATCTCCCGATCAGGATTTGTGTCGTAGGTGCAAGAAGTTTATTAAGAAGTTGAACAATAAAAAGAAATAGTCATGGCAATGCACACATGGTTTATATGTAAGATCCGTTACGAGAAGGTAATGGAGAACGGGATAAATAAGAAAGTGACAGAACCTTATCTGGTGGACGCTCTCAGTTTTACGGAAGCGGAAGCCCGCATCATTGAGGAAATGACCCCGTTCATCTCCGGAGAGTTTACGGTAGCGGATATTAGTCGTGCCAACCTCAGTGAATTGTTTCCCAGTGAAGAAGAGGCTGCCGACCGATGGTTTAAGTTCAAACTGATTTTCATTACCCTGGACGATAAAAGCGGTGCCGAAAAGAAGACATCAACCTATGTACTTGTACAAGGCGCCTCAACAGAGGATGCAACTACCAAGTTACATGAAGGGATGAAAGGCACGATGGCCGAATACCGTATCGGATCAGTCGTTGAAACTCCAATCATTGATGTATGTCCTTATACAAGTGATAATTAGGTGGTTCATGTTCGATAAGATGATAATAAAGGCAACTGTTGATATTGCCGATATTGACACTATCGTTCTTCGCAATTACCTGGAGCAATGTACGGAAGGTGATGAAATCTATTATAAGTCGACGGCATACGCCAACTTTGACGGCTGTTTCATTGAGATCAGAGGCAGTAGACTACGCTGTAAGTGTTCTATCTGCAAGTTATGGAGTAAAGGCCGTACCGGAAAACTGGACAACAGTCGCCCGATGACCTTTGCGATGGCAGTCCGGACAATCAGGGAGCTTCTGCTAAGGCTTTCGGTAAAGCCGGAAAACGCTGTAGTTACCTACTACGAAATCGGTATCACCATGAAGATGAAGCTACCGGCGGACGAGTATATAAAGCAGGTCCGGGAAGCATCCGGCCGGATACTATGGAATGATGCCAACTACCCCGAAGCCAAACAGAAGACAACGGAGAAAAGCAAATATTTCCGTAAGGTGCTAAAGATTTATGATAAGACCTTTGAAGCCGGTGAAAAGGGGCGCCGGGTTGGTGCCAATATATTGCGCATTGAAACGGTATACAAACATCAATCCGTCCCTTTGACTGAACTAACAGATAATTCCTTCTTGTCCAAAGTTGGCCGCATCTTCTACAAGGACTGGTCAGAGATAAACTTTGTAAGAGAGTTGTCCGCTATGAAGGGTGTAAAGATGTCCCAACTTGAAAAAGCGCGTGAGATACAACGTATAGGCGTGACGCGCTACAAGGAACGGTACAAGAAGATGTATCTGGATGGTGCGCTCACCAAAAAGCAATGGGAGACGATTCGGAACTTCGCCCGGATCTGGCCCACGGAACGTGAAAAATATGTGGAAGAGGTGGGCGAATTGGAGCGTGAATTTAAAGACCGTCTTTTAGCGAGTTACCAGGTTGGGATATTTACGCCAATTCGTATAAAAAGATAATTGATTGATAGTCAGCGAATTATATAGAAAGTTAAAAGCACCTTATGGTGCGTGTGTAATTGTTTGATAATAAACGATATACGCTTTAAAAGTATCATTTTTAACGATTTTCGGCAACTTGTCCTATACAGCCCGCAGGGCTGTCGGGAACCGACATTAGGAGGCTGAAAAATAATAATTAAATAATTTAGTATATGAGTCACGTGATAGAAGGCAAAATATTAGTGGCGTTGCCAACCACCAATGGACAAACGAAGACAGGAAAAGATTGGGAAAAGAAAGAGTTTGTCTTGGAAACCTCGGAACGTTTCCCCATCAGGATACGATTCTCCATGACCAGCTTCGACGGTCCTGTAGAAGACGCTCCATCAGTCGATGAAAAGGTAAGGGTACGGTTTACTGTAGAAGCCCGCGAGATTAGCGGCAGATGGTACAACGATGTGAAGGCTTATCAAATAGAAAAGCCTGGTTAGAAATTGATATGCAGCGTCCCCCGAAGAAATATATCGTTCAGATAGATAATTTTCGGTTAGCCGAATTTCTATTCTACTGGATGTATTACGACCAACCTTGCTCTTTACTTTTCCAGAAGCCAAGGACAGAAGGATTAACCGCCGTGAAGTTGATAGTCGATAATGATGAGGCGGCTAACTTCCTGCTCAGAGCAAAGGAAAAGACAGGATGCAAACTATACACCGCAGATCAATGAAAGTAACGATTTACTGGGATTTTAGGAATGTTGATCTGAAGGACATTCCAAGAATTAAGAAGAAGATACGGGACAAGTTTAATATACCCGAATACACTACGGTCAACGGAGAAACCTCTTGTAACATCAAAGATGAAGACATGGAACTTCTCAGGGAAACCGAACGCAGGGGATACATACAGATAAGAAACAAATAAAAGTTGCTATGAGTAAACAAGAATCAATAAAGGATGCCATCAAGTCCTACCTTGATGAGCGTGCCAGGACAGACGAACTGTTCGCAAGGTCTTATGCAAAGAAAAATAAAAGCATCGATGAATGCTTCGCCTACATAATGGGTGAAGCCCTTAAAAATAGCATAGCTATAGCTTCCGGAGCCAAAGGTTGCGCAATGGATAATGATGTAGTCTACGGAATGGCCGTTCATTACTATGATGAGGATGATATCAAAGTAAACAAGCTGCCGTCAAACGTTAGAACTTCTGCTTCTATTACAACACCGGCCAAGCCGGTTAAGTTAACCGAGGAAGAAGAGAAAAGAGCACGTGAGGAAGCGATTAAACGTCTGGCGGAAGAACAATACACTTTGCTCAAGAAAAAGCCGTCACGGTCAAAGAAAGAGGTTACAGAGGTGAAACAGATGAGTTTATTCTAATTATGAAACCAAAGACTAAATTACAGAAACAGGTGGTGGAACTATCTAATCAGCTTCCACCGCTGACAGAGGCTCAACGTACATATCCGTATAAGAATCTGTTTAAGAACACCGGTTATTATTGGAAGAAGGGCGAAGTCTGGTGTCAGTGTTGCGGATATATTGATGAAGTCCTGAAACCGGAACTTGCCGTATCTATTGGCGTAGGGGCGCATGTCTGCCCGCAGTGTGGCGCAAGCCTGGCATTAGAACACTGGAACCAATCAAATAGGCGCTATTCCAACGAGAAAAGGATATATTCTATAATACAGCCTTACAAAGGATGGATGGTTATTCGTTCCTTCGATGTACAGCGTAATAATACAAAGGGGACTGCTACAGAATTCTTTATGTCTGAAATATATCAGAATTGGATATCAGAAGATGGCAGGGAGGTTATTCTGGGCAAACAATATACGCGTAGTCCATATCATTTTACTTGGAATTATGATAGTGAGATGGATGTGAAGTTTCATAATCATAAGGCTTCAGGTTATTATGAGATGCAGGACGTTTTCGATGTGTCCGGAAATTATTTCTATCCGACAATCAGGGTGACTCCTATATTAAAACGTAATGGTTGGACGAACAAACTTTTGAAATTGAGAGTGTCGGTAGTAGATGTGATCCGGCAGTTATTATCCAATCCCATTGCCGAGACTATGGTAAAAACCGGACAACTGTCTGTATTCAGGCACATGTTATTGAAAGGTCAGTATACTGTACCCTATGTACATGCCCTGAATATATGTAACCGCAATGGATATATAATAGATGATGCGTCTATATGGTTTGATTATATGGACATGCTGGCTTATCTTAATATGGATACTCATAACGCCCGCTATGTCTGCCCTCGGGACCTGAAAGCAGAGCACGACAAGCTGATGAAGCGGAAGAGACGCATAGAGAATAAGCGGAAACTTGAAGAACGACTAAAGGAAGCTGCAAAGTGGGAAGAAGAATATCAAAAAGAAAAAGGCCGGTTCTTTGGTTTGTGCATCAATGCCGAAGACATTGTAATAACAGTTTTGCAAAGCGTTTCTGAATTTGTGGAAGAAGCGGAAATCATGCATCATTGTGTATATAGTAATCAATATTTCAAGAAGAAGGATTCTCTTATTCTGTCTGCAAAGGATAAGGAAGGAAAACACTTGGAAACAGTAGAACTGAATTTGGCTACTATGCAGGTAGTTCAGTCTCGCGGAGTATGCAATAAGAATACTGAATATCATAACCGCATTATCGGGCTTGTGAAACAGAACATCGGTTTAATCAAACAAAAGTTGGCATCATGATAATACTTGGAAGTGACGGTCTGCCTGTTGGCAGGAAAAAAAGCAACTACATGAATAACAATGGGGTGCTGCACAAACGTTGCACCCATTGCGGGCAATACTTTCGTCTGAACTACTTCTATCCTCTGAAGTATCGGCGTAACGGAGAAGTCCGTGAAACCTTGCAGTCTTGGTGCAAATTCTGTATGGTATCAGAATGCTGCAAGAAAGCAAAAGAGAAAAGGATTGATAATGCCCAAGTTAGATGATCTTTAATAAACGACTAAAAGATGAAGAATATAGAATTATTTAACGACCACTTTCAGAATTATAAGGTCTATGGATTACCCAAAGCCCAGCTAATCATTGCCGACGTTCCATATAATCTTGGCAATAACGCTTATGCTTCTAATCCATCATGGTACGTTGATGGAGACAACAAGAATGGAGAAAGCGACAAGGCCGGGAAAGAATTTTTTGATACGGATAAAGATTTCCGCCCGGCTGAGTTCATGCACTTCTGTAGCCAGATGTTAATGAAAGAACCGAAGGAAAAGGGTAAGGCACCTTGCATGATCATATTCTGTGAGTTTGAAGATCAATTCAGATATATTGATTTAGGTAAACGGTATGGTCTTAATAACTATATCAATCTTGTGTTCCGGAAGGATTTCTCAGCGCAAGTACTGAAGGCAAACATGAAGGTTGTCGGTAACTGCGAATATGGGATTCTACTTTACCGCGATAAGCTTCCTAAATTCAATAATGACGGTCGAATGATATTCAACTGTTTTGATTGGGTACGCGATGGCGAGACCCCTAAGATTCATCCTACACAGAAACCGGTTCCACTTCTTCGTAGGTTGATAGAGATTTTCACCGACAAAGGCGATGTGGTAATAGACCCATGTGCCGGTAGTGGCTCAACTTTATTGGCTGCTGCTCAGTTGGGACGTAAAGGATACGGATTTGAAATCAAAAAAGATTTTTTCCGTGAAGCTAATAGATTAGTGTTATCACGTGTACAACAATCATTATTTGTATGATTCAAAACAATATAAATATGAATAAGAAGATTTTTTGCGAGAAGTGCCACAAGTGGCACACTATCACTATTACAGAGGAAGATAAGTTTGCAATTTGCCCTAACAAGCGTTGCGGTCATTTGATTTTTATCTGATATGAAGAAACTCGGCGTTAGTGCTGCGCACATTACCATAGAGATAAATACGGACTCACAGGCAGGTTATTCACTTCATGTACCATCTGACGAAAGCATATTTAATTTTAATAATTGGTTCTTTCATTATGACTTCGGAGACTGGGAAGCAGAAGAATTTGAAACTGCCTTTTGTACTGTAATTCAACTAAGGTTGAGTAATAAGAATAGTGATTACAGCAAGGTGAATGAACTCATAAAAGTCATTGAAACTGCTGCTAAAAAGATTTTAAAGAAGTAATTCTAAACAATTTAGATATGAACACTATTGATTTTGAAGCATTTTTGAGGCAGGAAAATTTAGCGCAGAATACCATTACAGCGTATCTGTATGCCGTGAAGGATTATTATGCCCATTACAAGGAGCTGAACAAACGGAATCTTATTGCTTACAAAAGTTATATGATTGACAACTTTAAGCCCAAGACAGTAAACCTCCGTATATTGGGTTTAAACAAGTATTTAAGGTATGTAGGCAAATCGCGTCTACACATGAAAACCATAAAAGAGCAACAACGTACTTATTTGGAAAATGTAATCAGTAATGCCGATTACGAGTTTCTGAAAAACCGTTTAAGAACGGAGAAAAATAGGATGTGGTATTTTGCAGTTCGCTTTCTCGCGGCAACTGGAGCACGGATAAGCGAACTGATACACTTAAAAACAGAACATATTACAGCAGGATACTTTGATATTTACACAAAAGGAAGTAAGGTACGTCGTATCTACATTCCCAAAATCTTATGTGCCGAAGCTATTGAATGGCTGTCTGAACAAAGTCGTTTCAGTGGATATGTTTTTATGAACCAATACGGGCAGCGTATCACTACAAGAGGCATTGCCCAACAGTTGAAAAACTATGCCATAAAATATGGTCTAAATGAAAAAGTGGTTTATCCTCACTCATTCCGTCATCGTTTCGCAAAGAATTTTCTGGATAAATTCAATGATATATCCTTGCTTGCTGATTTGATGGGGCATGAAAGCATAGAAACCACTCGAATCTATCTGCGCCGTAGTAGTGACGAGCAGCAAGAGATTGTCAATAAAGTGATAACTTGGTAAAAAAGCGACCAGTGTTTTGTCACTGCTAAGCACAAAACACTGGGCTATTCCCATAAACCGGGGAAACATAACGGGTGGTTATAAAATATCGGGTATATGTGGCGAGCTTACCAGCGTTATTAACGATGTAGCCTAATTAGGCCAAAACAAGATAAATAGAAGGCAATTATGATAGTAACAGAACTGATAGAACAGTTGAAAAACTGTAATCCGGAAGCGGAAGTATATGTCTACACAGGTGATGTCAACCTGATGGTTATTGATGAAGTGGAGCAAGAATCTCCGGCAATGGTAGTAATTTCATAACAATTAAAAGAAAAGAATAATATGGAAGTAAGTCAATGTAATAGAAACCCAATGTTTCTTGCAGATTTTGCGTATGATGGCATCTTCTCTGACGGAAATAGGTTCTGTCTTAGAATACCAGAGGAAGATGTGGCTGAATTTGCAAATACGCTTCTTAAAGCGTATCAAGACGATATGGATGGGAAGGTGGAAGTTATACCTCCACATATACGCATAACTAATAGTGGCAACATTTACCATGATGGTAAAATAATAAAATAAAGAAAGGAACATTTATATGAATGAGAAACAAGTATGTAGCGAATGTAAGCTATTCGCCAATGAAGATTCATTCGGTAACGGATGGTGTGAATTTCATCAAAAAAAAGTTCTTTGTGAAAATGAGGCTTGCCAAGACGGCGAGGTAAAAGGCCGCGATTTTTCTTCTCGTACATGTGGAGAATGTGACGCTTTTTGCGAGTGTAGTTTGGGCGGTTCAAATGCAGCGGTAGCTGATGATGTAGCATACCAATATTTCGATGATACATCATTAAGTCAAATGAAATCAACTAAATTGTAAAGCGGTTAAGATGCAGAATAAAAGGGATAAGAAACGCAAAGGTCCGGTAGAAGAAAGTAAGCCGGACACTACAAAGAATATAGAAAACCTTGACGAAATCATTGCCCGGCAACGGGAAAGGGAGAAAACTCTTTATCCGGTACGGGTGTCTAGTACAACCGTGATTTATGTCACAAAGAGTAAAGCTACCCGGCAGTATGCAGAAAAATATAAACGTGATAAATTGATGAGGCTATAACGATGAAGAAGAAAAGAATATCTATACGATTTGATGATCGTACCCTAATGCTACTGGAAGAATTATCCAGTAAAACAGGTGCTAAAACTTCTGTAGTTATCCGCTCTTTGATCATGAAGGGCATTAACGACATAATGGACGATACAGGTAATTTTAAAATTAATGAGAAACAGATACAAGAAGAGTAAATTTTATCCGGTTATTGCCGGAAGTATAGCCCGCAATTATAATAAACTGCGAGCCTTATGCTTCCGGCAAGTAATTGGATACTTTGATTCTCGCAGCGACGAAGACATCTTTCAAGATACAGTCCTATACGTTATTCAAGATGAAGAATCATTGAAGTGTACTACTGATGAAGACCTGATAAGACATTTCCTTCATCGCTACCGGATGATAGAGTTTCAGACAATACGAGATGCCCAACAACTAAAGAAAATGCCCTATGCCGACTATATACAAGCCAAAGAAGAAACAACCGAAAGACAATAACCAATACAATGCCGAGCGGCGGAAGATATACAACTCTGAACGCTGGCGGCGGCTGCGTGCATGGAAATTTGCATGTAATCCGTTGTGTGAACTATGCTTGCAAGAAAATAAAACAGTACCGGCCGAGGACATCCATCATATTATTTCATTTATGAGTACGGATGATCCACAACAACGATTATTCCTTGCTTATGATTATGATAATCTGATGAGCCTTTGTAAGCAATGCCATCAAAAGATTCACAATAAATTATAAGCTATCCAGATGCTCCCTGAAATCCCGGTTCAATTCATACGTCAGGAAATAATAAAAGAACGTTGCCCGCATAGGTTTGGACAATTCACGTTTACCGGACATGATAAGACTCAAAGAAGAACGATCAATAGCTAATTGTTTTATTAGGTCATTCCTCTTTATACCAAACTCCTGCATCTTACTTTCTATCCATTCAACCGTAATATCATCTACATTCAAAGAATATGCCACCGGGATAATCTTTGAATCCGGATACAGTTCTTTTCCTCGCTCAATGAGTTGCTTTTGGTTCAGTATATATCCGTTTATCAATCTCGACTGAGTGACCTTTACCGTACCGTCTTCCAATGGTTCAATATCTATCCCCATTCTTCTGTAACCATTAATAAATTCTTTTTCCATACTTTTTCTATTTTAGAAAAGAAAGAAAAAGCAAGGGGCGAACCCCTTACTTAATTCTAATCTCTTTTACGTTTGTCATATCGTAGATTGCAAGCTGATTGTTTTCCTTTGCGAACTCTATCGCCTTGTCAATCTCCGAGTTTTTAAACACCTTTACGCTGTCGAAGTAGTAACATTCGCTTTCGGTCTCGAACCATCCGCCAACCGTTTTACTATGTTCTAAAGCATGATTAATAACCCCGTTCAAACTCTCTTTTCCGAAACTATTTTGCGTTTCTTGATACGCTACTGAAATTCCGTACTTAACAGGTTTCATTGTCTCAATGTTAAGAGTAAAACCATCAGGATTGATTAGTGAGTATTCCCAAACTCCATCGATTAATTGTTTCATAATGTCAAATGATTTAAAGCCCCTTGCTTTAACTGTTACAAAGATAATAAAGTTATTTGCTTTACGCAAACTTTTAATATAAAATATTTGCTTTACGCAAATAAATAGGGATTTCCCTATTTTATCTTTCCGTGGAACAAAGTGTTAAAAAATCGTGGAACATCGGGAGGGGGAGGGGGCTTTTTTTTTAAGTTTTTTGACCTCCGAAACCTCGCCCCACCCTTCTTCACACGCACGGCACTTTTTCAAATTTTGAATTTGTTAATTTATTAACATTCCATTTGTCGGACGCTTGTGTGGTTGATATAAAAAATGGATTATGGTAAAATTTGTAATGCCAAAAGGCTGTTCGGGGGAGACGCAGAAATTTATGCGTGATGTTGTGAAGGAACTGAATGCCCGCAAGGCAATTCAGAATATAGACCTCGGTGCTCTCCGGATGCTCGCCACGAGCTATGAAATGTATTTGCAGGCAACGGAGATAATGCTTCAGGAAGGACCGGTAATAATGATCAAGTATGAAAGGGCTGCTAATCCCGCGCAAAACATTGCTACGAAAAACTATGCCCAGGTGATGAAGATCATGACTGAATATGGCCTGACCATTAAGAGCCGCGGAAGTATCAAGTCTTTGAAGTCGGATAAGGAGGAAGACTCTCCTTTGGATCAGTTTCTTAAGAAAGGAGCTCGTGAGAAGCGATGAAGGGATACTATCAGTATGCCGCCGATGTTAGGGATGGCAGGGCTCTGGTAGGGGAATTTATAAAACAGGCTGTCGAGCGGTTTTATACTCTGTTCGAACGGGACGATATCGAGTTTCGCGAGGAACGCGCCGATTATGCCATTGAATTCATAGCCTTGCTGCGTCACTACACCGGCCGTCATGCCGGGAAACCGTTTACGCTATTGCCTTGGCAGGAATTTGCTGTAGCAAGCATATATGGTTTCTATAAGAAGGACGATGACGGCACATGGTGCCGGCTGGTTTCATCGGTATATATCGAGATGGCCCGCAAAAACGGGAAGTCCGCTTTTGCTGCTGCTCTTTGCCTTTATCATCTTATTGCTGACGGTGAATCCGCGGCCGAAGTATATTTGGCCGCCAACTCCAAAGACCAGGCTAAGGTCAGTTTCAAGATGTGTCGCAACTTTGTCTCCGGTCTCGATCCGAGACACCGCTATCTCGAATCTTTCCGCGACCAGATAAACTTCGATAAGACCCTGTCTTTCCTGAAGGTGTTGGCCGCCGATTCCAGTAAGTTGGATGGGCCTAACCCGTCGATGTTCCTGCTTGACGAGTATCACGCTGCAAAGAATTCCGGACTAAAAGATGTACTTCAATCCGGACAGGGTATGCGTGATGATCCGATGTCGG